TCGGGTTCTTATCGTTGACTATTTCAAGCCATTGCAGACATTGCCGTTGAACATAGATACCAACCTTGCGGTCTTGGTTCTCAGCACATCGAACCGCATATTTGTAGGCTCTGCTCTCGCTAATCATCGTCATCGCCGCCAAGTATTTCAAGCAGTAAACTCTTGTCCTCCTGCTGTTGCATTCCGATATTGGCAATTTTTGCACGAGCCTGAGGAGAAAGGCAAAGTTCGTTGCAATAGCGCTGGAAGTCCTTGGCATAAACGCCTCGCGCTTTAAGCAGCGTGCCGTCAAACCTCTTGTCGGGGTTCTCGTTCATAGTTCGCTCCACCTCTGACAGCCGCTCAATACAAACAGCGCAGTCTGAAAGAACGACCGTATCAAGATTGCTGAGGATTCCGCTGTTTTTAAGTTCAGTAACAATGAAACGGAATATCTTTTTTTGTTCCTTGTTCAGATGTGGCAGCGGTCTCAGCCTGTCGGCGTTTCCGCGAATTCTTTCTTCAGCTTCGAGCTTGGCATTCTTCTCCGCACTGGTCAGATGTTTGGATGTTATCTTCGCTGACATTGCAGGTCTTGCCATTTTTCTCCTCCTTTCATTCATTTAGGGAATTTATCATTTACAGACCCCATTCCTTGGTGTCGGCGCGTTTTGAAAATTCAACATCTAAGGGGTAGGGGGGATACGCTGCGAATTTTTAACAAGATCAAAAAGAATTTTTCGCGGAATTTTTCCGCTTTCTGCCTGCTCGTGGTGATATCTGCACAGGGTAATTAAATTACCGCCATTAAGTCCCATTGAAATGTCCTCCCGCAGCGGTGTGATGTGATGCACGGACAATTCATACGGGTTGAGCCTGCGAATCGTTCCGGAAAGATTTGCGCGACAGGCAAGGCACTGGTAGTTATCCCGTTTCTTTATCTCCTCGCGCTTTACTCTCCACTTAAAGCTACTCCTGAATTTGTACTCCGCGCTTGAAGCATCACAGAAATACTTAGGCTTTTTCGGACACATCTCACCACGATCGTGATATTTGCCGCAGTATCGACAGGCTTTTTTCAAACTATCACCGCACTTTCTGTAAACAGAAAACGCCTGCAATTACTTGCAGACGCTTTCCGAAGGAATAAACAAAAACCAAATCAAACTATCTTGTGTTATTTTTCTATGATATTATTATATCACTTTGAGGAGTGACATTCAATGACATTAGGTGACAACTTTTTAATTGCCTTATCTATTTTGCGCATTACCGTCCGCTCATCACAATTCATGAATTCAGCAGTTTCTCTGACAGTCATAAAATTAAGGTATCTGTTTATAAGCACCGATTCAAGCTCTTTATCGTTTAAGGAGAAGATTGCATTCTGTATTTCAAGCACAAGACAAGCACACTCTTTTGCTTGCTCGCGAGCCTTTTCTTCTGCTTCCGCAAGCTTTGTATAAGCTATGTAAGTGCCATTCTTGGAGCTGTCACACTTGCCAGCATTAACCGATTCGTAATTGATTGCCATTCTCAATGCTTGCTCTTTACACCGCTTGGCAAACAATTCAAGAGCCTTTGCTTCCTCAGTTGCATAAAAAGCACGTTCAAGCCATTCCCGTACTTTTGAATCCGTCATCTCTCCCATATCCACACCTCAACCTTGTACACGTCCTCATTCAGCCCGTGGAACCGCATATACTGTAGCGCACCATAATATGACGTGAATGCTTTGATTTTGGTCATCGATGTATGTACGTATGTACCATAATCGTCGTTACGGATCACAAATATTCGTGTTTTCATTTGTCCTCCCTTCATTCACATAAGCCGCGCAGAATATGTGCAATAACATCAACCGTCCAACCGTTGCCAATTGCAGTATATCTCGCTGTATTTGATACTCCCTTTGTATAGTTATCAGGTAACGTTTGTAGCCTTTCATATTCAAGAGGTGTAAGCTTTCTTGGTCTGCCATTGTCCATTACTTTCTTTTGATTATTTCCTCCACCACACGTTATAAGCGTATGGCATTTAAAATCAGGATTTAATACCCTTTTGAGAATATCGTGTCCTTTGATATGTAAGTTTGTGCAGACTTGCTTTTCCATATCAGGTTCATCAAATGGGCAACTGTAAAAATACTTTTCCTCTACATTCGGTTGCATAATGTCTTTTAAAACCTGTTTTGACTGCGACCAATTTATAACAGGTATGTTTGTCCAATAGTAGCGTGGCCTCGACTGTGCTGAAAAATCTGCACTGTCAATAAATATCGGTTCACACCCTAACAATTCGGATATAACTTGCTTACATTCATCTTTCATACTTGCAACATTTTCAAAAAGAAAATACTTCGGTTTCATTTCTTCAAATGCTCTTACAAATTCAAAAAACAGTTTGCTTTTACCGTCAAGGTTCTGTCTCGTTTTGCTCTGCGTTATGCTCAACGACTGGCACGGACTGCCGCCTATAAGCAAGTCAAAACCTCTGTACTGTGTAAAATCTGCTGTTGTTACATCTCCGCAATGTTCAATCTGCGGATAATTTTTGCTGCTTATCTTGATTGCGTTAGGTTTGATTTCATAAGCAACATATCTTTCTACTGGTATTCCGGCACGTTCAAGAGCGACCATTCCACAAGAAATACCGTCAAATAGACTTAATACTTTCATATGTCACCCCTATTCTCACACACCGGACACACCTGCCGACCCTCTGGAATCTCCGCGCCGCAGCATACACAGGTTTCGGTTCCGTTCGCTTCGCCCAGTACGCTCAGCCTTATCCCGTCGTTCCAAAATTTGAAGCTTTTGTGTTTCCCACATTTTTCGCATTTTAAAACAACGTCCCATTTTTCGCATTTCCGCTCCTTATCAGCGGCCCGCAATAGTAGGTTGACCTGATAGGAATGATTGTGCATTTCAGGGATTTTTTTGATAATCATGCGAAAAATAATCGCAAAGATAGTAACTGTTGTAGCAATCCCTACCACTTCCAATATTGCATGAATCATTCTGTATCACCGCCCTTTATCATTCTTGCGCCGCAGTTGGGACAAAAGTTATCCCTGACAACTGTATTCCTGCCACAATGTGAACATTTCCACACGGTTGTATCTCTGAAAATGGGTTCCCCTGTATAGTCGCAGCCGCGAAATTCACTTCTGGTAAACCCTATCCACTCAGCGTGGGCAACAGGCTGTACGTCAGCTGTCGGTAAATCGTCAAACAAATCAATAATCTGATTTGCCCTGTCATTATTACTGTCACCTGATAGAATGTCAAGTATAGCATTGTAAAAATCATCTCTGCATGAGAAATATTCTATGTATTTATCCATTGTTAACCCTCCTGTTCCAGCTTTCGGCTACTTTGTCGTTAGCACAGTATTCTGCCGATACTTTAACTCCACCACAAAATGGGCACGGTTTTAATTTTTCAGTCATCTTCCTTCATCTCCCTGTTCCAACATTCAGAACATCTTCCTACTGGGCAATCTTTATCATAAAATTCAGAATAGATCACCCTAATACATGGAATCGGAATTCCTGTTGTTGCCTTGCGTTGTGCGTCTGGAAACTTCTCAAAGAAATCCATAGCGTATGTTTTAATAGGGTGTTCGGCTACCCATTTGTCGGCGATTTCATCAGCGTTATCGGGAAAATGATCGGGTTCACAACAATCAAAATCGATAAACGGGCACCCCTCACATTTGAAATGTTCCTTGCACATTCTCTTTAAATCCATGATACTTGCCATTACTCATCATCTCCTATCAGCTTCATGGCTTCGGCTCTGTACTTTCATTGGTCTGTACAATAATCTACTTCTCCCTGATTATTATACGGGCACTTTTCCCAGCCACCATGACATCCCGCACAGCCGAAATTATCGTCTATGAAATCGAACCCCTCAACCGCCAGTTTCAACAGCCGTCTCAGCTCTGAATTTTGCTTTTCAAGCTCTGAAACTTTATGCTCCAGGGCTGCCGTGTATAAATATTCACCCATTGTTTTCTTCCTCCTCTGTCGCGTTTTCGAGAAAATACCGTTTTGCGTCCCCGTCAATGAATCTGATTTCTTCGGGGTATGCTTTGTGTATTGTGCCGTCCTCACGTTCGATAATGCCCAAAACTTGGGTTACCGTTCCGCCAGAGTGTCCACCTATCATAGGCGACGGCGGTATAACTTCACTTCTCTGCTCCCAACAATGAAATAATGCCCTTTGCTGACCGACTATGCATGGGCGCAAATTGAATTCTATTTTGATTGTTCCAGCTGCCATTCTTAACTTTCCTCCTTAATTCTCTGTAGCTGACGATTCAGCTTTGCATTAATGATTTTATCAACCGTGTCTTTGCCGATAAAATATCGCATCTGTTCAGCCATAATCAAAACGTCAGCGACTTCTTCCTTGAAATTTTCAAACGCTCCGTCCTTACCACGCTTGCATTTTTGGACTGCAAGTATTGCTTCGGCGCATTCTTCAACGAACTGTTCTCGCTGTGGCTCATAGCCGTAATGCTCGGCAATGTTTTTCAGAACCTGTTCAACTTCGTCGTTCATAACCTTTCCTCCCTGACATTGTATCTGTCGTAAAATTCGTGTTTACTTTCACAATTGACTTTGATTTGCGAAAAATCAATGTCGTACTCTTTCTCAAACTGCTTCATCAACTCAGTTGACGAAAACTGTTTCCCGAATATCGGCGGGCATTCAAGAATGAACATGAAATCCTCCGTAAATTTCTTGATGTAATTCTTTGACCTGCCGCGTCGGTGGAACACGGTTACAGCAACCGCAAGTGCAGCCCTGAACATATCGTCTATGCTCGATGCGTACATATCGTACTGCGCTGCGGTATTGGCTTTCTCCGTTTCCTTTCTGATGTCGCGTTCAATGTCTTTTAGTGAACGAACTTTCATCTTTTCCTCCTTCTGTATAGTTCTCTCTGATCTTTGCCTGATAAATACGGCAGATTGCTAAAAACTGCTCGTACTCGTCTTTAAAACGCTTGTACACGCTGATTATGCGTTTCTTATGCTGCTGTGCCTCGGATTTAAGCAACTTTCCTGCATGATACTTCGCATACAATCCGAAAAACATATAGTACAGCATAGTCTCGGGCGGCAAGGTGTCTTTTGGCAGTTCCTTGCCATGTGCAGCTAACGCCTCAATCTCCTTGGACAATTCTGACTGCATCTTCAACACTCCTCGCTATTCCCGCTTTACAGCCGTATTTGCTTGTCATGACTGCAAGAAATCGTTCCTGATCGGGTCTTATAGTGCCGGACTTCGATTTCACCTCGATGAAATACACCATTCCGTTTTTAACTGCGAACAGATCGGAGAATCCTCGCGGCAGTCCTGTATCAAACCATCTTCCGTCCTTGGTCTGAAATTTCCCGACATTTGCTCGGAACACGCAGAAGCCAAGCTCCGACAGCTTTAACCTGATCGCCGACTGAATGTCATGTTCCGTCATACTCCTATCACTCTCCTCATGTAATTGTATTTATTGGGGATAGGTATATCATGATTTACTGCATATCTGACACACCATGCGAATTTATACTTATGAAGCTTCTGAAACTCTACCACCTCGCTCCAAGTCCGAAGCTCAGCGTCAGCCAAACGTGTGTTTTTAATATCGTCCTGCCGTTTCATTTCAACAAGGTCTATTTCAACTGTTTTTTTATCGGTTTTACGAATCTCCTTGACTGCCGCAGCCCCGCAGTACGGACATTTGCTCAAAGTTGGCGGATATACCGCATAGCACTCGGGACATTCGCGGATCTTAACTGTATTTTGCTGCCGTGTCTTGCTTTCAAGTGTCCATTTACGGTCGTCATCAGGAAGTCCGTGAAGGTAGCAGTTGCCCACATGGTCAATAATGATAGCTGTTTTATCGGGCATATATCTCATAGACCTCATGCTTTGCTGAATATACAGTGTCAGCGACTGTGTAGGACGGAGCAGGACTGTGCACTCGCAGTCGGGAACATCAAGCCCCTCTCCGAACAGGTCACAATTGCAGAGTATTTTAATTTCGCCTTTTCTGAAACGCTCCATAACGCTCATGCGCTCCTCTGTGCTCGTTGTTCCGTCAAGGCTGTAAGCTGTATAGCCTGCTCCCGAAAACTCGGCTGCGGTCATTCTGGAAGCCTCTACGCTTGCGCAATATACAATGGTTTTCTTATCCTTGGCAAGACGTTCCCATTGTCTGACGGTGTCGCCGTATATTTCTTTGTTCTGCATCAGCTCCGCGACTTCGTCCGCCTTATAATCTCCGGCTTTGACATGAAGCCCCGAAGTATCGGCAAGCTTGACCGAATAATACTTATACGGCGAAAGAAAATTATTTTCTATAAGCCAGCGGGTACTTACCGAAGTTATAAGATCGTCATATACTTCACCGAGACCGCCTGCGTTCAGCCTGCACGGCGTAGCTGTGAATCCCAGACGCACAACAGGAAATCTGTTATATATTTTCTTGTATGTATTCGCTGTAGAATGATGAGCTTCGTCCGTAATTATTATCTGCGGTTTCGGAATATCATCAATATGCCTGCTGACCGTCTGGACCATGCACACAGAACATAGCTCCATATTCACGCCCTGTCTTGCAAATGTATTGGATATCTGCTGGCACAGCTCCCTGCGGTGTACCAAGAATAACACTCTGTTGCCTTTATCTGTCGCTGAACGTGCTATCTCAGCCTGTATTACGGATTTACCTCCGCCGCAGCCGAGAACGGCAACCACGGATTTGTTACCTTTTTTGAGCGAACCCTTAATATCGGCTATAAGTTTTTGCTGATATGGTCTTAGTTGCAATTACCTTTCTCTCTCCTTTCCCACTTACCCACTTGATTCCCACCTGAAAGTGGGATAACGTTTTAGGCTGTTTATAGGCGTTTGTCGCACCAAGTCCCACCGTCCCACCTATTTCGCGCATTGTCTCATACGCGAGAACGATATATAATATTTACTTAAAATATCATAATTTAAGTAAATTCAAATATTGTTATAAAATATGTGTATGTATTCGGGGGAAAGGTGGGACTTTTAAATATAGGTCATTTTTCTCGCTATATAGCGGCTTTTTACTGTCCCACCCACAAGTGGGTTATAGTGGAATAAATTCTGATAATGAAGTTTCTTCGACATCTGAATTTAGTAATTTCATGATTATGTATCTTGCACGATGTCCGTCAACAGATGTTTTCTTTGAATTTTTGCCATTACTATCTATCTCGATCAGATAGTTACTTCTCAACCAAGACAAAACTGCCCTTTCATCAAAACCGTTATCAGTAAGCGCTTTTCGGAATATGCTTGATATGATATATACCTTGTTGTTTTCATCGTCAATCTTGCCCCAGAACTCGCCCACATTATCCGAAGTATTGAATCGGTTAGCATTTACTGCTACCCAGTCGCAAAGGAAATTATAGGCACGCTGACCTGCTGAAACATCGGACTTGTCCTTTAGAAACTGCGACATCTGCTCGACCGTCAGCACCTTGCCACTGTGAAAAATAAACTTGTCCGCAAGTTCGTCACCGATGATGACCAGTGCCGCAGCCATAGCCTGCTTCTCAGTTGTGTTATTTTCAAGGAGTTTTTTTAACAATTCCCGATATCGTTCAGTTACCTTTTCAAACACTTCCGGCGTAAGTGCCTCAATGTATTTTCTGCCTGCAAAACCATAGTTCTGTTTCAGACAGCTTGAAGTTGCAAATCCGTCCTTGATAACGCTGTCAGCCGCCTTGCATTCAATGTCGATAACTCTGTTTACCGCACCTGCTCCCGAACTGTCGGAAGTAAGCGGAGATTCACCCGTTGTAAGCACACACAGCGCCCACCTTGGCGTTTTGTCAACTCCGCCCGACTTGTTTCCTCTCGTTCTTCCTGTTCCCTGAGAAAGCTGATAAACATCGAATTTAGAATGTCCGTGGCTGTCCTTTGAAAGCTGAAGTTCATCAATGCACATAGGCACGTTGTTTAAAAACGCCGCTGTTTTCTCGTGCCCGACCTGTGTCGCATTAAATGTCTGTATGTACTGACCGATGTCAGGATTTCCCCACACCGAAGCGGCAAGCATTAATGCAACGGTCTTACCCGTTCCTGATTCTACGCCCCACAGATGAACGAAAAACGACAGACAGCCTATTTTCCCTATGAGTGGACTTGCAAACGATGCGGCAAGCATTACCTGTGCTGTAAGCGATTCAGAACGGCATTTTTGCGCTTCTGCAAGCCATTTGGTATAATCGCCGTGTTCTGTGATCGCAGCGTACAGAGTGCTGTAAGACGCGTCTCCGTCGAATACTATGTTATCGACATACGGGGAAAAAAGTTCCCCGTTTCCGATATATCCGAGCCTTCCTACCGATTCAGTTTCGGGAATGATATCAGGGTTCAGGGTTTCAACGTCACAAAGGAATTCAGATAATAGTTTTGCTGACTTCGATGTGACCGAAACGCCTAACGCCGAAAACTGGATTATTTTTGAACTGTCGAACAGATCACGCTTGCTTGCAATAAAATCGCGCCAATATCGTCCTTTAAAGAATGATATACGCAATTTTTCTTCACCAGTGTCAATGTTGACCAAGCGTTCGATCGGCATGATCGGGTGCAGGCAGGCGTACTCATTACGCTCTTTAAGAACCTTTGAAACTCCCGAGCTGTCGCAATGCCACAAACCGCACTCCAGTTCAAGCGGCTGATTCGGGAAGTCGGTCGGATTAACTGCTGTGACCGAACTTACATTGCCTTTTCTCATACCGCTTTCGTATGCCTTGTAAAGTTTCTTGAACGTTTTACAGCCGAGCTTTCCCGCTTCTATCGCAAGGCGTTCAAGAGCACGTTCCTTGAGGAACGGGGTAGGCTGATAAAATACCTCTTTGTACGGTTCTTCGCTGTTGGTGTAATCATCGAGACTGTAATGTATCTGCCATTCAAGACCGCTCATATCATTAGGGTCAATACTGCCGTTCTTAGCGGTTTCATAGCAGCGCATAAACAGTGATATCTGCCCCTGCTCCCGCGCCACTTTTCTCAGCAGCGTAAGGTTATTAGTGAGCTGCGCCTGAGTTTGGCTGAAATACGCGATGTTTTGAAGAATTTCTATAACTGCCGTTGCTCTTTCAACGTTGTCTGACAGCAGAAACGCCGCCTCAGCCGCCTTATAGCTCAATTCAAACAAACTTACACCTCCTTTCGCTTGGATTCTGTAATCAGAACGGGCATTCGCTGTCGCTCAGAATTTCTTCGTATTCTGCAAGTATACCGCTATCGGCAGCCGCAGCCTGAGCAGGCGGCGACTGCACAGCAGTACTGGTTTTGCCCATTATACTGATATATTCGCAATTAAGCGTTTTGTAAGTTTTTCCCTCAAATTCGCTTGTCTCGATCTTTCCGATACAGAATACCGTATCTCCCTTTTTGATATCGCCTGCAACTCGTGCCTGATCGTGCCAAGCTATACAGTTTGTCCATATTGATTCGGTTTTGTCGGGCTGACCTTGCAATGGTCTCTTGCCGACACTAACGCTCCATTTGGTATACGTTTTACCGTTTTGTGATGTTTTCATCTCAGCGTCTCTTGCTATAAAACCTGCAATGATAAAACTTCCGTCCTGTAATTTACTGTACATTTTCGCCACCTTCGAGTAATTCTGCTGTGAGCTGTTCTGCTCTGCTTGCGTTGACCTTTACGTCAAACCAGTCGGAAATGCTTGACATTCCGTCTTTAAGACTGTTGTATATTCCTATATATTCGGCGATATCATCGACCGTCATGGTTTCGATTTTTCGATCAAGCCGCTTTTCTATAGCCTCGACCTTGACACCGAACTTCTCAAAGGCAACGACCATTTTCTTGATACGGTCGGATATCGGTGCTTCATTTACGCCCGCAAGAGTTTTCTTGCACTCGATGACCGCTGCTTCGATCAGGTCGGGAGGAAGTATCGCAAGTATCCGCGCTCTGAGCCTGCGCCCTGCAAGGTTAGCGTTGTTCTCGTAGATATCGCGCTGATCTGTAAGCTGTTTCACGCCCTTCCTTGTGTCCTTAACATGGTGCACGACAAACGTCTGAGAACTGATAACGTTCGTTTCCATATCCCAACAGTATGCCTGCATTTCGCTCTCGCCCTCTTTCTGCGAGAGTTCCTTAACGCCAAAGTCAAGGTTTCCCCAGCAGCGGGCAAGCTCCTCGGCAAGCCTGATAGTCGGTCCGGAGATAGTTTCTCCTGCTCTCGGGTAAGAATATGTAGCTTTTTCTGCAAGGCTCTTTCGCTTGCAGGCTTCCATTGCCTTGGCATAGGATTCATATTCATTTCTCGGAAAATGTTTTGCAATAACAAGCTTGCCCTGCGCTTCGGCAACAGCTCTGGAAGCTTCGATGCTTACCGTACCCTCGTTAATGCTCTTGGGCTTGCTTACAGCAAACGGGTTCTGATTCTGTTCATTTGTAGTGACGATCTGATTTTCCATAATTTAAAATTCCTTTCTTGCGACCCAGTCGGGAAGCGATAAACTGTGTATTTGCGGATTTTTTTCATATCCGTACCAAACATCTGACATCAGGCAGTTGCGATAAACTTCCAAATCAGCCCGAGCATCTTTTTCGCCGAGTTCAAGCATAAGGTTGTCCGCTGCGTAAACGCATACAGCATACGGCGCTTCTTTTTCAACAGCTATGAATATAAAATTGTTGGCTGCTATGCCGTTCTCCTGCAAGCCGTGCATATACCACCATGACTGAACATGATAGCGATAGTTATATGCTGATTTCGTAAATGATTCAGGAGAAGCGTCCTGCGTTGTTTTAAGGTCAATGATAATACCGTCATTTCTGAGGTAGTCAGGACGGCATTTGCACTCAACCCCGTCCTCAGTCCAAAAAAATGACTGCTCTGCCGTTCCGTTAACAAGAAGCTTCTTGGCAACAGGGTGATTTATCACTGAATCAGCTATGCTCTTAGCCTTTTGATATATAACATCAGAAACAACCGTCTTATCTTTTGAAGCCGCCACGAAATCGTTCCATGCAGCCTTGCCTTCCTTGGTTCTTCGGTCACACGTTGGCGCAACTGCGTACTCGTTATCGAAATCTTTGGGTTCAAGCACAAGCTTATGCACGACCGAGCCGAGAAGTAAGGTTTCCGTTTGCTCCCGAGGCATCTCCTTGGCGGATCTATAATGCAGCGGAGAACGGTGTATCAAATCAAGATCCGACTTTGAAACTGCTTTATGAGCATGATATTCTGTATTTGTCATTACTCGTCCACCTCCGCCGTCCGTCTGCTGTTTTCAATGCATTCAGGGCACAGCACCATGCCTGAAATGATATAGTAATCGCCGCCCTCGTATATCTTAGCGCCGCACTCATCGCAGACGGTGCAGGCGGTAGGAGCGAAGTTCGGGCATGATGAAGGGCACGGGAACTGCCTGCAAAATTCACACATTGCAGCTCACCGCCATTGTATAATTATCAGGTTTCATATTGACATTCCTCCTATTTTACGCTATAATGTGGTTGTGTTAATTTTTGTTTGCTGTACGCTTGTACAGCTATTTTTTTGTCTCATGTGAACCAGTCCTTGCCGAAGATCCTGATATAGCAGGAAATGTGATAGGCAAAACCTATTCCTCTGCGGCACTCTCCGATTATCAGCTTCTGACATGATTTGCAGTATCTCATGGGATCACCTCCTCTCACAGGGTAAAAAATGACAATTGGGTTCCTTTGCGCGATTCAATGATGTTTTTCATGCAATCCTTTGTATTCCATGCCGCTTCTCCCGAAACATACGGCTGACGCCAATGGAATCCGATCCAGTCGAAACATTCTCCGAAGCCCACGCTGTTCATCCAGTATGACCATTCTTTAGGGTTTCGTTCATACATCAAGTCAAACCTGTGTGGACGCTTACGTTCCTTTTGAATACCGAATCCGCACATTGAACATCCTGTCCGCTGTGCTTTTGTTGTGAACAGCCGCCCCGATGAATCCGATTTTATTTCGCCGTATATCTTAGGCACCGGAACTTCCAGATCAATCGCAAGCTGAAGAATATCCTGTCTGTTAAATATGGCGAAAGGTGCTGAACGGATAGTCGTTTCACCGAAGTAGTTGCAACCGTTTATCATAAGTGATTTCTGCCTACGCCCGCCCTCAGATGCCATAAGACCTAAAAACGGTACGCTGTTATGTGCCTTAGCCCAATCATCACACGGTTTTTCTTTGAGATAGTAGCAGCATTTGTCCGACACCATGAAATCTGGTTTCAGATAATCCACATTTTCATTAGCATTCTCATATCCCCCAAACAGTTCAAGCCATTGTTGGGATAGCTTCATTCGGGTGTCTTTTCGATTGCCGCCGTATTCTCCGGTTTCCCCCGTTATGATCGCATGACGAACTGTCGCGTTATCTGCGGTCGGGCGCTGCAAAAGGCTGATTTTGTTGGCGATTTCTTTGCTTAATATGGGAAATCCGAATTCCTGTATCACTTGTATCTTGTTTTTTATAGGCTTCACATTAATGACGCCGAGTTGTTTATGTATTTCCTGTATTGATTTATCTTCAAGTGATGATGCGGACACCATAGGCAGGTCAAGTTTCAACGATTTGATGAAATAGCACAGTGTTATTGAATCCAATCCTCCGACCGATATATGGCAGTCAAGGTCACGTTTTCCACATTCACGAATAAACTCCCATACCCTTGATTCTGCATACGCAACTTTAAACTCATACGGCTGTTGTTGTTTGACTTTAAAATCGGATATTTTCCGATCCGCGTCGATTGCAGTCAGCCGTTCTATAACATTCATTGCTCATAACTCCCCCCACTGGTCTGCCATAGCCTGTGCTATGCCTGTAAATGTTTTTGATCTATGCTTCGCAGATTTCTCTTTGCCATACACCCTACCTTTTGCCGCTTGCTTCTTCCATATCTCAGCGTTACCACAAACCCAACCGCCAAGAGGTTCAACAACATCTGTGGGCTGTAACTTTGGTAAACCTTTAAGCCACAGACAAGTCTTTTTAGTGTAAGGGTGTCCATATTCGTATGGCTGAATTATCTGCGAATATGGCGGCAACTCAAACACTTTAGACGGTATCGGATTCTCTACTGCAATATGTTCACAGTCAACTTCGAGGAACTTCATAAAAAACGCCTTTGCTGCCAATCCTTTTTCGTACCGTTCTTGATTAAGTTGCCCTTTCTTAGGATAAAGTCTGCAAGCACCTGCGTTACTGAGGTATGTGCAAGGCGGGTGTGCTACTATCAATTCCCACTTGGTTACGCTGTGCTGTGTGCCGTCCATAGTCTCAAAGCAACCACCGTTGATGATTCTCAGCACATCACCGTGGATATGCCATTCAGGGTGTCCACCACTTGGTTCTTGTATATCCGCACTGTATGCTTCATGCCCCAGTTTGCGGAACTCTGTGCATACTCTCTGCGATTCCTCGCAGGCAACTAATACTTTCATCGCTGTTTACCCCCCCTTACATATTTTTCCATACATGAACCGCACAAAGTCAGGCGTACCCTTGCGGAGAACCTGCTCCGGCGTGAGCTCGACCCTGCGGTCTATCTGCTGTATCTTGATCGCCACAGCCGCAGCCATTTCGTAGAGTGTCGGTTTCATATCTGCCCCCACACTCTATAGATTTCCTCGCGGTTCTTTTCGATCGCTCTGCGCTCCCTGACCTCTTTGTAAGCCCTTGCACGGTGTTCTGAGCGGCTTTTCTCGGTCGCCCATACGTTGTACTTATGTACCAGCTCGCACGTCTCCTGCGCCGCGTAGGCTATCAGAGCGGCGGCGGCTACGATCGCTATTGTGGTTAATGTGTTCATTGTTCATTCACTCCTGTCAGTGTTAGATCTTTTGTTAGAAAATCGGAACGGTCTATGCGGAATTTATTGCACAGCAAGCGCACTTCCGATAGTGTGAAGTTTTCAGGGTTGCGTTTCCTGTTGCCAAAGGTTTGCCCTGTTGTGCCGATTATTTTTCCCATTTCCGCATTTGACCGCTTGCCTTGCACAAGTTCAATGTTGCGGCTCAATCTGTCTTTTTCTTTTTGAGCCTCTGTTAGATACACTTTTGGCACGGTTTGCTTACCTCCTTTAATCTACCAACTCTTCGCAGGTCGTACCGAGACGCTTGGCTAAAGCGACGCCTGTGATGATTGTCGGCACTTTCATGCCCTTTTCGTACTGCGCGACAGTAGGCTGCGCGACTTCTATAGAATTCGCAAGTTCAGCCTGTGTCAAGCCCTTTTCCTCTCTGAGACGCTTTACATTTTCAGCAAATGACATAATTTTCACCTCACAATTTTTTATATACTGGCTATTGACATTTTGACTAAAATAATATATACTTAAAGTGTCGAAGTAAGTAAATATTATTTAAACTCATATCCTACAAGATTTATTTCTCGCAAATAGCTTAGTTATATTATATCTTAGATTTCTAAGAATGTCAATTGATTTCTCTTAGATTTCTAAGATTTTAGTGCTATGCACAATTTTCAACAGGATTTTATATGAGTTTTTTATAAAAAGGAGCATTTTATGAGAACTGTTGATAGAATACAAGATATCCTTAATAAAAAGGGGATTTCTGCTGCAAAAATGATGAGAGATTTAGGTTTTTCAAGTGGGTTATTTTCACAATGGAAAACCGGAAAGCAAAAGCCCTCTTTATCAAAACTTGAAATGATAGCAGATTATCTCGGCGTTACAATCACCGAATTACGATTCGATGAATTGAAAGAAAACGCTATAGAAAAATTTGGATTTTGCTGGGACTACACAGAAAGGGAAAAAGCAAAAGCAAATTCCAGAAAACTCATTAATTCTGGCACGTTAAACACAGAGGAGACTGTAAAAAATGCCGTTATAATTTTCAAGGCACTTTTTTCAAGAAGCCTTGAAGAGTATCATTTCAGCCTAAGCCATGTTAATTTTGAAACGTATGTAGCAATGCTGCTTAATCAAGATTTTTGGAAAAATGAATATTCTCCAGAAGTTTATAATGAATTAGTCAGACTTTATGGGACTAGAGAAGGCATTAATGAAGGAACTTATTATATTGCACCAAAACATACAAAAGAAAAAGCAACAGCTTTGAATCTTGACGAAAAAAACAATATCAGCAAAACTGAAAGAGAGGTTAAGCTTATAGCGAGAAAAACAAAAGACCTCCCTGAAGAAGAAAGGGAGGCTTTGCTTAAATTACTCAACAGCACAGTTGATACATTTTTAAAAGCGAAAGGGATTAACAATGATTGATTCAGAACGGAGATTGTACATACGGCAACTTAGCGCAAAGCTTCTACTTGCCCAAAATAACTTATCTCCTGTAATTGATGTAAGGGATATGGTTTTGCCTAAGAACATTTTTATTTTGTCGTTTGATGAGTATTCACGAATCACCGGATGTCCTGTAAAAGAACTTACACATAACGGAACTTATGCTGATGGTTATACTATAATTGCCGATAATATAAAAATAGTTCTTTATAGTTCAAAATACGATTTTTCTTGCCCTCAAAGGCTTCGATTTTCTCTTGCTCACGAGATAGGTCACATCTTCCTTAGGCATACCGAAGATGATGACAAAAGTGAAGAAGAAGCTAATTACTTTGCGTCTCAGGTAGTTGCACATGATGCAATAGTGGTTTCGATGCTAACAGGCAATTGGAATGTAGATTTAGACTTTATCCGTGATCAATTAGGTATTTCATGGGATACCGCTATACTTAAATTAAAATATATTAACCGTAACAAAAGGGCTTATAACAGTGCTGAATATCAACTTTTTACAAAATACAAATATCTTTTCAGCACGCACAAAAACAACAGAAATAAGTTTGCAACTGCTTCAAATGAAATATACGTTGAATTTGATGAAGCTTTTGCGTGATTGTTACACCTCTTGAGGTGAAAGTGAAGAAGCAGTATCATACTGATAATTTAATTCTTTGAAAGGAGGTGAAATTAATGACACCAGAAATTATAATTCTTATATTACTTGCGATTATATCTATTATTCTTATTTTATCGGTTGTGCATATATCAGCCAAAGTTGATGAAATTGCAAGTAGAATGAGAAGATTAGTGGAAATTGCAGAAAAAAGCGAAAACAAATAAGGTGCGTATTTAATCCGCGCATCATAGGCTGACAATGTCCCGCCTCCCCCACCCGAGGTGCGCAGGCGTTGGAATTATGGGATTGCGACCGACAAGAATGTCGGTCACAGTCACGCCTCGCATGAGGCGTGTGAGTTGAAATGAATGGAACAGGGAAAGGAGGTTGGGATTGTGGCAAAAGCAAAAAAACTTCCAAGCGGCAATTGGCGCGTGCAGGCGTATGATAAAGATACGCAAAAATACAAATCATTTACAGCTCCTTCAAAAAAAGAAGCTGAACTTGCAGCTCTTGAATGGCGCAACGGTAAAGAGCTGCAATGCAACGATAAAACTGTGGGTGACTGTATAGATGATTATATAAACAGCAAGAAAAATGTATTAAGTCCAACCACTATTAGCGGTTATGAAAAAATAAAGAGGAATAATTTGTCAGAAGTATGTGGTGTTCCTATCAACAAGTTTACTGCCATTGATATCCAAAAACTCGTCAATAAGCTTGCACTGACAAAATCGCCTAAAACTGTCAGGAATGTTCATGGTCTGCTTGTGTCTGTTCTGAACGTCTACGCACCAGAGCTTCACATCAGTACGACGCTTCCTGCAATGCAGAAAAAAATAAAGCGGCTACCGACTGTAGATACAGTGATAGCCGCCGTTGTAGGTTCTGAGCTTGAGCTTCCGTGCTTACTTGCAATATGGGAAGGCTTGCGAATGTCAGAAATAAGAGGCTTGAAAAAATCTGACATTCAAGGAAATATATTAACAATTCAAAGAACTATTGTGACTGTTGAAGGCAGGCATATTGAAAAAAATGCCACAAAAACATATGACAGTACACGCCAGATACGACTATCTCCGTATCTTCTCGATCTGATCAATAAGCTTCCTGCGGAGCAGGAGTATTTAACTGATAAAACATCAGCATATATCTATAAACACTTCCAAAAAATTTTGAATGATAACAATGTTGAACACATGACATTTCATGATTTGCGGCATTTAAATGCGTCAACCATGTTGGCTTTGGGCATTCCTGATAAATATGCCATGGAGAGGGGAGGGTGGAGTTCCCCTAATATTATGAAGTCTGTTTATCAACATACCTTTTCCTCCGAGCGCGATAACGTTGATAAGTTAATAGACGATTTTTTTCAGAAAAAAATTGAAAACATCACACAAAATATCACATGGAATGAATAACTTGCCATATTTTCGGGCAATTTTAAACTATTCACGGGGGTTCAATTCCCCCCGCCTCCACCAATCCAATATTACACAAAACCCTACTACTTTGTAGGTGGCTTTGCCGTCACGGTTTGGTTGTAATATCAAAACGAAAGAACCAGAGGGTCTTATGCTCTCTGTTTTTTCAATTAAGGGGATATATATTTATGAATGCTGTTGATCGAAAACTTAAAATACATACTAAAAACGGAAGCTATTCTGAGGGTGCTGCTAACCGTTCTATCCTAACGGTTACTTGGGATAGTAATAATACCAAGACCGCTGTTGCAATTGGTATAAACCCAAGTAAAGCCAATGATAATAGAAGTGATAAAACACTTACAACATTAGGAAGATTTTTAGCGGCTAACGGATATAAGGAACTGAAAATGTTCAACATATTTGAAAGCTACTCTACAGACCAAAGTGGAATCAATTATAAAACAGCAACCAATTTTGTTACATACAAATCTGAATTTGAAAACGCTGACGCTATTTTTATTGTATGGGGAGTTGCAAAAAGTTATAAATCTGAAAAAGAAAAAATAATTGAAATTCTGAAGGAATATGGTGATAAGATTTACTGCTTAAAGAAAGATAATAGGTATCCATTACACCCAAGCCGGATGAGTTATGAATGTGAAATATCAAAGTATAGCTTTGATTGAAATACTACATATGATTTTATGTAAATTTGAGAAGTATGTCAAATATCACTATAAAACAAAAGCCAAAGAGTTTTAGTCTCTTTGGCTTAATTACTTTAAATTTCACTTATTCTCTTTATATGATGTAAGTGCATCCAACACAGCATAATACACCATTTCATCAGGGTGGTATCTATCGTCATTGAATATGGAACTGCCCGATTTACTGAAATGCTCCAAAATCGCAGCAGCACAGCCTGCACTTCGATTCTGTCCCGATTCACATTGGCAAATAATACGTAATTCCTTTGACTTTGCGGAATATACAAACTCTGCTATCTTATCAGCTTCGGGAAGTTCTGTCTGAAAATCATCTAACGGAATGTAGAGTACATTATCAGATTTGCCATTGTAATCAACAAGCGAATAGCAGTCTTTATCATTACTATATCTGTCGGGGTCATAAAAGCTGATGACAGCAGTGTTTTTGAAAAAATCTTTTGGAAGTATATAATTTTCAATAAAGTCCCGAGAATATATATCAACCGAAATATACATCTGTATTACGTCTGTAAACATATTATAATCAATTTCGGCATACTTAGCAAGCAACAGATAATGATAAATCATAGCTGCATTAAATGAACGTGAAAATAAATAATTGTATTGCTCTATGACCTCATAGAATTCACTTTCAAAATTATAACTTTCAAGAGCTTTAGAAAAATAATTAATTTTGCTATATTTCTCGTATGCTTTTATAGAATCTTCTGATGAAACGCCTTTTTCAATAAGATATATGTAAATATCTTCCCTTTCAATGAAAGGATATTTTTGAAATAGTTCTGATTCAAACATCTTTTTTATATTCAATACATCAGTCGATATATTTTTTATCATACTATGAACTGCCGAAAAGATACGGCTGATTTCTCTTTTAGTCGAGGGCTGTATCGCTTTAATCCAAGGATATTCTCCGCATATTTTTTCTATTTTTTGCAAAGATTTATAATCCAAAGCAGAAAGTTCGGAAATTGGAATATCGGAAACAATCAATCCGGTACGATTCTGACATTCATATAAAAATTCCATTGTTTTTGTGGATATGATATTTCGCTGAATATCGGGATTTTGCCGAATGTAATCATAGCCAAAATGATTACTGACCGCTTTTGCAGCCAGTGGGATAAGTTTCCAGACAGTTCTGATTGATAAACTCTGATTTTCTTTTTGTTTTTTACTTCCCCATACGCAATCAAAGGGTATGTCGATTCCCATTGAAATCATTTGATTGCCACAAGAGCAGTTCTTGGGCGGCAAATCAATTCCAAACTGATTATAATTATTATGACATTCTGATTTACCACAGCAAGGGCAGTAATAGTGTGACGGCAGAGGATTCAGACCCATATATCCAATCAGATAAGCAATAAAAGTTCCGTTGCCTGTTATCATCGGTATAGAATGTTCTCTCGCAACTTTAGAAATTATTCGGTATGCTTCAAATTGTAGTATTGTTTCAGAACTTTTCAACATTTCAATTTCTTTATTGAATCTTTCTAAAGCAAAATCAGGAACACCTGCACAGTAGATTTTATGTAACTGTTCTTCGCAGGATTTTTTTATATTTGCAAATGCCTGTTCTTTTGAGATCATTTTCTTTACCTCCATAATTCCTAAAGATTATATACTCGCCGATGTTGCACTACATTCTTTCAATCATTCTTATGCAGTTCTATAAAAACCTCTATGAATATAAATAATATTTATTTGTATTATGAAAGGTTTACCTCTCCACAATCCCCAAATACTTATAAACCGTCGGATAAGACAAATTACAAAGCCTTGAAAACTCCTTTTTATTTATCTCACCATTTTTATATTTCGGATAATGCTTATAAAAGATACTTGGAATATCGTCTGCTGTTGTAGACGGTCTGCCGATTGTTTTACCTTTGGCTTTTGCATTTTCCATACCGCTTTTTACTCTCTGACTAATGATATTCCGTTCCAGTTCGCTGAATACGCCCATCATTTTAAGCATACCCTCTGTCATAGGGTCAAGCTCTTTACTGCAATCCACAACGAAAGTACCAAGCACTAATTTGATGTGCTTTTCCTTTGCAAGCTCGATAATATCGCAAAGCTGTTTTGTACTTCGGGTAATTCTGCTGACCTCTGTTGCAAGAATGGTATCACCCGACTGCACAATATCAAGCAGTTTCTTTAGTTCTGCTCTGTCGGTTTTCATACCGCTTTCGTATTCCAGATATATTGTAGTATCAGTTGCCCCTTGTTGTTTCAGCTCTCGTACTTGTCTGTTAATGTCCTGCATTTTCTCGTTGGTGGAACATCTCGCATATCCGTAAATCATCATCAACACCTCGATAATATTTAATGTGTAAATATTATAAGATATAAACGAAAAGAAGTCAACTGTTTCTTTTATAATTTCAGCCGTAATTTTTTAAGATTACGGCTGTTTTTTCGGTATCAAAAATTATAAACGGAAAGAGATGCTTATTTTTATATTATGTAATTCTTGGATTGTCGAAATCAGTATATCCGAAGTAGTTCTTAATAGCTGTTGTTTCTTCATTTTCACCAAAGCGAGATATCATAAATTTGTGATATTCTGCCTTGTATGGGTTGGTTTTAAGAATATCCAGGAATACATCAAGCAACTTATCCTGTGGGAAATTCGGATTCGACATATTCTGAAATATGTTGCTTGCTTGTTGAGTTGTTGTATTTGTGGGGTACCAGATGGTTTTTCCATTCTTATTTAATAAGCATACAAGTGATAAGAACACTCGCCAATAATCCGTGAATACACAGTCAAACAAATTGTCAGGTTTAATGCGCCCGTATAATTCTGCCTGCTGAGCTTGGTTGATGTTTGATACACTATTAATAAGTCCTGCTTCTGCTCCGTCACGAACAATATTGAATGCTGTAGCTGCTGCAATACCTTTCGCTGCTCCTTTTAAGCCAAAGCCACCGCCGCTCAGATTTGGAATGAGGCTGGTGATATTTGATATTCTTCTGCGGTTTGCCTGTAATGTCAATTCAATGCTTTCAAGCGTTGTGGTATAGTCATTCATTCCAAGGTGGAAATCAGCAAGGTGCTGTTGTTCAAATGAATCTTCTGTAACTGTCCATACACCCTCAGAAATCAATATGTTCATGGACTGTTTGATTAGAACACTGAGGTAGGATTGATATATTTTCGGATAAAAGCCAAGAAATGTAGAGAGATTCTGAACCTTTCTGTCATATTCTTTTCTTGCGTTATCAGCGCAGGCAGATGCAAGCTCACGGAATTTCAGTCTGTATGAATTGAAAGTATCCATACTCTCTGATATTTCAAGCTCTTTTCCGCATATAGGAAACTTTCTGATTGAACCAACTACCGGTTCCCAATTATCTGGCGCTGTTTTCTGTGATTCATGCTGTTCACTGCTTTTCATTTCCTCAATATATAAAATAGCAGCTTTAGCAGTATCTATATCCTGCGGATTTAAAGGCATAGAAATAGTAGATGTACCATTATTGCTCAATATACCAACCTGTAAAGCAGATGTATCTTCTGCAGTGCTTATCAGCTGTAATGTCAGATTTGAGAAATAAACGATACTTCCGCTTGAACCACCTTTCATAGAATTGCTCAGAATGCTGCTATATCCAGGTTTCAGATAATACAGAATAGCATAATCCTCATAGACTTCAAGCTTTGTGCCATTGGGTGACTGCAAAATATACTTATAGTTTTTAGTATTTCCATTTGCAGAAGCAATTTGCTCATTTGCATATGTCAGGACATTTGCAAACCGCTCTTTCTGACTATATTCAAAAATCAGATTAAGGTATTTTCCATTTGCCCTTGTTTGCGCTCCGCCATTTGACATTGGTCTGGGAGGGTTAACTATATTAATCTGTGTTAATTCGGAATAGTGATATTCTTCACTTCCATAAATCAAAGAATTTTCGGTGAAAATAAATTTCTTTCCTAAACCGAGCGCGGGGGTAAACACTTCATACATAGTATGCGATGTATTATTTGAATTGCTATTAGCTGATTGGCTTCCTAAAAGGTCACTAACTATTTGCTGTGAGCCGTTCACAGCCTTTTGAACAGTACTGTTTAGCTTGTTAAAAAAGCCATTATTTGTCGATTGCGACTGGAGCGCACCACTACATACTTTAGCACCGCATTTACCGCAAAAAGCTGCACCGTCATTTAATTTACTTCCACATTGCGTACAAAAAGCCATTGTAAATTTCTCCTTTCATTTTCTGTATTCTGCAATTTCAATCCAAGCCTTATTCTCCCATTCAATAGGAGAACTGTAACCGCTTTCAGAAACAGCTTTTCTGACACAATTCTGGAAAGCAATATATTCCTCATAATTCCACTTACTCCAGGGCTTTGAGGTGCTTTCGCTGTACTTGCCTACAGCACCGTCCTTTTTCGGAACGCATTCCAGTTTCAGACAATGTTTCAGCTTTGGATTATCTGAGCCAACAGCCTGCATAATATAGCTATCCACAGGAATGTGCAGATAGTTTTTCATAGCAGAGTCCTCTGCCGTCATCAAAACATATTTTAGCATCATATTCAGCCACTTTTGTGCCTGTCCATACGTCAATTCGCTGATTTCCGAATATGTATTGATGATTTCTTCGCAGATTCTTTTATGCTCACGGTCAAAGGCATTCTGTTTTTCGTCAGATTCCTTTACGGCATTCGCCAAAACGTCATATTCATGGACGAGCATTTCACAGATTTTTCGCTTTGCACCTTTTCTGGTGTTTTTATTCTCTGTGTTGAACTTTATCGTTCTGCACAAGTCCAGATAGGCTTTTTCTGCACATTTGATTAGAATATCGTTCATACTATCACCCTTTGTCATATTGAAGTACGCATACTTCAAAAATTCGAGTACCATAATTTTTACCTTTCGCTCTTGTCTTGTTTGATCGTTTACATAAACTTTTCAGGTTTTACGTTCAGAGCATAGCAAATCGCCCTCAGGTCTTCCGGATACAGCGTTTGTTTTCCGTTCAGAATCGCATCAAAAGACTTAGCGGAAATTCCTGCTTTCTTTGCGACATTTGCTGTTTTTAAGCCATTGTTTACCATGTATGTGCGAACTTTCTCATAAACTCTCATAAGACAGACTCCTTTCCAGAAATTCTGAATTTATTATCATTTTACCACAGATTATCTGTGAAGTCAAGCGGGCTATACAGATTTTCTTGATTCCTTTGTTGACATAACAGAATTCATGTGGTACAATCAAGGTAGAGGTGATTTGATGAAATACGAAATCGGTGCAAGAATCCGTAAATATCGGGAAATGAGTGGTTTCAGCCAAAAGGAACTGGCACAGAAAATCGGTGTCAGCAACAGCCGTGTTTCCAACTGGGAACAGGGAATCAACCGTCCCGATGCGGATATTCTTGCGGATATCTGCAAGGCATTGAATGTATCTCCCAGTGAACTGCTTGATGTCAGATTATCACCGGAAGATTTAAGCGAACAAGAGCGAAAGGTAATTATGGCTTATCGCACCAAACCAGACCTCAGGAAAGCTGTAAATATTCTTTTGGGTATTGAATAATTGTTTTTTCAGCAAAGAAAAAAGCTTTCTGCATGAAAAAACGATACAGCTGTCCGCGGTTATTAACGGTTGAAAAGCCGAGCTGTTCCTTTTGCTGAATTATCGCTTGATTCTTATTGACTCTTTTGTAAAGTCTGACTGATTTAAGCCGCTTTTTGAAAAAAACCTTATATATTTATTGACGGCACGGGTAGGACTGTTCTTTTGCCTGATCTGTCGGTATGTTGTGCAGAAACTTTCTGTGTACTTTTATATATAGAAAAAGCCATTGACACTTCATTTATAGTGTCAATGGCTTTTGGTTTAATTATTAAATAAGAATTCCTGTACTTCATCAAGCAACATATACGCTATAGAGAGCTTGTTTTTATATCTGATAGGCAGCTTGTGCTCCTTTTCTTTGGCTTCAACTATATTATTCTTTGCAAAGCCAAGTAACTCTATTGCGTTAGGCTCAAAATTATCAAATGTTATTCGAGTTTTATTTTTCATATAAGAAAATCTCCTTTAGGTTATTAATCATATTGGGCGAATATCTTTCCTATAAATTTTGCAATTTGTTTGTTCCCTGTGTGCTCAGTGATATAAGAAACAATTTCAAATTCTACACTATGAATTGATTCAATCATGGCGAGATTTGTATAGTAATTCAACCACCCCCTTAATTTCTTTGCCAGTGATTCACATAAACATTCATAAGACATATTAGGAAAGTCATTTAATATTTCCTTTATCTTGTTTAGAAGAAAATCTATATTATCTCTGGTTGGAACAGAAATAATATTATTGTTTTGCTTATAAATTCTATATCCAAGAAATGAAAAGCCGTCTTTCAAATGAGTAATTTTAGTTTTTTCATACGAAAGGCTTAACCCTCTTTCAGATAAGAAACACTCTACCACAGGGACAACAATTTGCAGGGAAGCCTTACTTATACCTGTAATAATAAAATCATCTGCATAGCGTATTATGTGTACAGTATCATTAAATCTGTCTTTAAGAACTCTTTCCAATCCATCAAGAACCATGTTGCAAATAATACCTGATATGCAAGAGCCTTGAGGAATTCCTTTTTCTGAGGAATAGAATATTTTATTATATACATATCCGCATTGAAGAAATTGCTTTAATATTTCCTTGTCTATTGGTATGTTCTCCATAATCCATTTGTGGCTTATATTATCAAAGCAGGCTTTTATATCAGCTTTCAGAATCCATTCAATTTCTGAATGTTTGGATAATAGTTCAATACATTTTGCTATGGCATCTTTTGCACTCTTATTGTGACGGAAACCAAAGGAACAGGAATCTGCGGTGATTTCTGCAATCGGTTCTAACGCTAGCTTGTATAACGTTTGCATAGCTCTGTCTTTAATAGTAGGAATTCCTAAAGGGCGTAGTTGCCCATTAGACTTTTTAATAAACATCCTTTTTAGTGGTTTGTGTTTATATCCTCTGTGTTTTAATGTTTTTATTGCTTGAAATTTCTCTTCAGGCTTATTCCATAAAACCCCGTCTATTCCGGCAGTGCGATTTCCGTTATTGGAAGTAACAATATTTATTGCTATTGCTTTGGCATAAAACGAATGAATCAGTTTCTTCTGTAAACATTCTACTTGCTTATCATTACAATTGGTATAGGCTAAGGCAATACGCTTTTGCAGCTTTTTAACACATTTTTCTGCTGTGTCAAAATTGATTTTTTCCCAGCAATCAATTGTGTCAGAAGTAGCACACATATTTATGTTAATTTTGCTCATCTCCTTTCAAAAGTTCTGCAAATGCGTTATTGGATATTTTATTATGGAGGAGGTCCTCTTACTTTGCATTTTATTTTAGGCTGACTTAGAATGCTCATTTTCTTTCACCTTTCCATTTACAGATTGAGTATAATCGCTTTCTGTTAAAAAAACGTTATATTCTTCTTTGTGGTCTTTTACATATTCACTGATATCTGCAAATATGGATTCAGCGAACATTTTAGCTTGCTTTTCATTGATTTGTATATCAGAATAATAATCCATATTTGCCACATCCCTTCTTTTTTTGAATTTACTCTTGACTTTAATTGCATTATATCATATAATAAGTTTATAGTAATCTGCGTATTATAAACCTTAGCATAAACTTTTGAATTGTTTGAGGTATTTGACCATGAAAAACATTAAGTACGAAGCAGAATCTGTTTTAATGGATTCTTCGGGAAATTTAAAACGCTTCACTGGCAAATTATATTATGATAAAGTCAGACTAAACAACTATAAATGGTATGGAAAAGATGACAGTATGCGAATATATGCAACATATCATTATGATTTGGACATTAACTGTTTTGTTGACACACTGCTGTGTAATACACCAGATTTATTATTGGAAATGCTAACATTGAGAGAAAAATTATCAGACAGTATTTTTGATGTATTGGATAAAGTGAAATTCGGTTTTAAAATAAGTGATAATGATTTAAAACTGATATGTAATTGGTGTAAGAAAAATGGATTTCCTGAGCATATAGATTCTGAAAGCAAAATTAAAAATAAAAAATTGTTTTCTTTGAAAGAGCCAAAACAAATTAGTTTTTCAGTAGTTGATTTTCTTAATAGATTGAATGATGTCTATAAAGCATTTTTACTCTATAAAAAAATAATAGAAAATCCGTGCAAAAGTCCAAGCATTCAGAATGATAAAATGAAATTTGAAAGTGCATTTCAAAGTATTGTATTTACAAATAAAATATGTTTCGGAAAAGAGATTTTTTTGGCTGTAAAAGCAAATGATTTATTTGATGCGGCTTTTTATCAATTAGCTAATATGTTATACTTACCAGAGGAACAAATAGCGATATGTCCGATATGCCATAGATTTTTTATACGGAAAAATGCCAATCAAAAATATTGTCATAATACTAAAGTTGTTAATGGAATAGAAAGGCGAACTTGTTATGCTCAAAAAATGTATAAGAGAAATCAAAGCAGAAAGGAATCAGAATAATGAATGTTGTAATATATGCTCGTTTCAGTTCAAGTGGACAGAGAGAAGAAAGTATTGAAGGACAGGTTAAGGTTTGCACAGAATATGCAGAAAATAATGATTATACGGTAATCGGAACATATGTTGACAGAGCTTTAACAGGGAGAAATGATAAACGACCAGATTTGCAAAGACTGCTATCAGATAGTAACAACAACAACTTTCAAGCTGTTATTGTATATTCTATAGACCGTTTTGGACGTAATTTGCAGCAGTGCTTAACTAATGAAAATAAATTGAAACAAAATGGTGTAGCCCTATTCTCTGCAACTGAACATTTTACAAATGACCCTGCTGGCATCTTCTATAGGAATTTGATGATGGCTCATTCTCAATATTATTGCGATGAATTATCTCAAAAGATTCGTAGAGGTATGGATATAAACGCCGAAAAATGTCTATCTACGGGTGGAAATATCGCATTGGGGTTTAAGGTGGATGATAAAAAGAACTTTCAAATCGACCCAGATACCGCCCCTATCGTCCAATATATTTTTGAAAGTTATGCAAGTGGAAAGACTGTGACTGAAATAATAAATCAATTAAATTCACAAGGATTAAAAACATCAAGAGGAGTTCCATTTAATAAAAATTCCCTTCATTCCATGCTGAAAAATAAAAGATATATTGGCATTTACACATATAAGGGAACTGAAAAAATTGGAGGAATGCCACGAATTATTTCAGATGAATTATTTAATAAGGTGGCTGAAATTATGGATAAAAACAGAAAAGCTCCCGCAAGAGCGAGAGCTAAGGTCGAGTATTTACTTACGACAAAAATATTTTGCGGCTATTGTAAAGAAATGATGACAGGCTTTTCGGGTACTGGAAAATCAGGAAAAGTGTACAGATACTATGTGTGCAATGGTACAAAGAAAAAAGCTTGTAAAAAAAAGAAGGTAAATAAGGAGTATATTGAGGATTTAGTGGTTAACGAATGTCGAAAACTTCTAACAAATGAAAATATCAAGAAAATTGCAAATAGTATTTCTAAGATAAGCGAATCCGAAAAAGATACAGCCCATTTAAAATTTCTCAAAAAGGCTTTATCTGAAAATGAAAGAAAACATAAGAACGCTCTAAATGCAATTATAGAATGTGACCTTGAATCTGTAAGAAAGTCATTATATGAACAAATACCTATTTTGGAAAAGGAACATTCTGAATTACAAAAACAAATAGCTTTAGAAGAAAAGAATTTCCCAGTGCTTACAGTACCAATGGTGCATTTCTTTTTGAGAAAGCTTAAAGACGGCAATGTTGATGACATAAAGTACAGAAAAACCCTTATCAACGTCTTTATTAATAAAATCTATCTGTACGACGATAAGCTTACTATTATTTTTAATTCGGGAGATAATCCTGTTACAATCAATGATTTACTCTTATCTGAAATTGAGGATAATTCAAAAAAAGCGGAGGGTTTGTTTTTGGATGGGGTTGCTTCACCAACTAAATATGCGTATTTTTAAATTAAAAAATCGCATGAAAAAAAGCCGTAGATACGTTAAACAGCGTATTTACGGCTTTTCTGTTTTCTCAGAAATATGCACTTTTGTTCAGCGAGGGGTAGAAACTGATGATATCCGACGCATTTTGTGTCTCAGAAAACTGAAATCGTCTATTCACAAAAAAGTGCGACAGTGCGACAGAAACGCTTTCCTGACTTTCCGGTTTTCCGGTACTCTGGTGAACTTTGTGGTACTTTCCGGTGTTTTTAATGGAATAATATATACTATATCCCCCTCTGTCCCCGTGAGACAGTGCGACAATGCGACAGGCACAATCTGCTGAAATATCCGGTGATCTTAAAATACGCAGGTACAGAGCGAGGTGCAAAAAAATAAGTGGAACGACTGTAACAGCCGTTCCACCTTTCTTTATTGCTTCATATAAAACTCACATTCATAACCGTCAGCACGAAGCAGAAGTCCCTCAGCCCAGTCCGGAGTCTGCTCCATCAGGTGGCATACCTGCTCCACGGAAGTGTCAGGATCGTACTCTACGATAACTTCATCGTGAACGTGTCCGACGATGTCCATGTCCTTCATAGCCGCCATAGAGTGCAGCAGAAGGTCTCTTGCAACGCTCTGAGTGATGTTCTCGACCAGCTTTGCACCGTAGGTCTTCAATCGTACCCACTTCTTCTTGTCTCCGATGCCCTCATAGGTGATGATCGTCTTGCCGTTGTCGTCCTTCTCTACCTTTGGCCTGACGTAAGCAAGCCTGCGACCTGACGGCAGTTCAATGAACAGGATACCGATCTCGTAGGAGAATCGCAGTTTGCCAAAGGTCATGCTGCTCTGGTCAGTAATGACCTTTACAGCAACGGACTGAACATCGCTCCACAGCTTGACGATGTTGGGTGAAGTCTTTCTCCAGTCCTCTACAAGGGAGTATAATTCATCATCGGTGAGGTTCAGCTCAGTGCCGCCCATAGCCTTGATAGCACCGATAGAACCGCCATAACCGCAGGCTAATTCAGCGATCTTGCCCTTCTGTCTCAGATGACCGTTCACGCCGTTCTTCTCAACAGGAACACCGAACATCTTTGCAGCACAGGCGCAGTAGATATCCTCGCCGTTGGCAAAAGCCTCCATTCTCCATGTCTCACCGGCGAGCCATGAGATCACTCTTGCCTCGATCGCAGAGAATTCAGCTACAATGAATTTCTTGCCCTCCGGTGGGATAAATGCCGTTCGTATCAGCTGAGACAGTACGTCGGGGATATCTTCAAATCGCTCCTTGACAGAATCGAGATCTCCGGACATGATAAGACCTTTGATCTCAGCGAGGTCATCGAGATGATTCTGCGGCAGGTTCTGTAACTGTATAAGGCGACCTGCAAATCTGCCTGTTCGGTTGGCACCGTAGAAGCTGAACATTCCTCTCGCTCTGCCGTCCTCGCAGGAAGCACCCAGCATCGTGTGATACTTGCTTACGGAGGACTTGGAAAGCTGCTGATATAGCATCAAAACCTCTTTAACATCATCAGGAGCAGTTGCTAATAATCCGGGCATCGACTTCTTGTCAAGGGAATCAGCCTCGATCCCTTGGCGCATGAGCCAATCCTTCATCTGTGCCGGTGAGTTGGGATTATCAAGCCCCGTCAGTTCTTTCAGCTTCGGGAAAAGTTCCTTCTTGACGTTACTATCGAGCTCAACTGCCTTCTCAGCGAACCCGGTATCTACCAAAATGCCACGATCGTTGATACGCTGGTCGATGTAGAATTCCTCCCAGATGAAGTCAGGGACGGGCATTTCCGAAAGCAGACGCTGTATCTTCAGCTCGACCTCGACATCACGTCTGTTGTACTCCACAAATTTTTTCCATTTCTTTGGAGCGTCGGACTTGTCGTGAAAAAGCAAATCACCATTTTTTTGCTCATGTGGTGTACAGAAGTACCTGATCAATTCTTTGCCTTCGTCCATTTTCTTTTCCTTTAAACGAAGCAGCTTACCCATTCCGTCAAGGGAGGACATCATGCCGAGATATCTGCTGTGGATCATATCGCACTGCCATGATTCTGAGTCGATGTAATTTCCAACAGCATCATCGAAGTTAAGTAAATCAGGATAATTTCTGCGAAGATAAACCGACAGGCAGACACGCTCGAAATTGACGTTAAAAGCCTTCTTGATAACACTCTTGTCGGTCAAGGCGCTCAGTATTTCATCGGGCAGAGTGTCGCCGTTGTCAATATCGACCGTTGCAACAGGTCCGCCGTCGATGGAATAGGAAACGAGCAGCAGACTGAATAATCCCGATTCTGCATATCTGTAAACGCCGCACGCATCGAGGTTTTCAACAGATGCGGTCTCAATATCAATAGTTATTGTTTTCATATAATCTCTCCTCTTTAATGTAGGGGCAGCCAAGGTTCAGCTGCCCCCATTAGTCTTCTAGAATGACAAAAAGCATATCCGAAAAATACGATGAAAACCCTGCTTATTATGATAATTTCTCAAAGAAAATAAAAGAAGCTCTTGAACTGTACAAAAAGCAGGTAATAAGCGAAGCAGAGTATCTTGAAAAGATGACTAAGATCATGGAGGAATACCGCAGCGGAAAAACTGAACTCAAGTATCCTGAAAGTATTAAAGACAATGTTCATGCTCAGGCGTTCTATGGAGTTGTTTCGGCTATACTTGATGAAGTAATACCACTTTCAGAAAACAGAGATATAGTAGCTGACCTGTCTGCGGATATAACTGACATCATAAAGGAATACAGCAAAGTTGACTGGACCTCAAATATTGACATTCACAAGAAAATATCTCATGCACTGGACGATCTGCTTTACGATTACAGCGACAATAATAACTGGGATCTCAGCTTTGAGATTATGGATAAGATCATTGACAATGTTAAAACCATTGCACTCAGGAGGTTTTAATGAAAGTACTGTCAACAGAAACAAGAAAAGTTAAAACTGAGTGCGGAGATATTGAATACATTTTTGAGCGCAAGAATATCAAAAACATAAATCTCAGAATACGTCATAACGGAAGTATTTTTGTTTCAGTGCCTGAGAATGTTGCTGAGAATATAGCAGATTCTTTTGTTATCAGCAAGTGCAGGTATATCAGAAATGCTGTTGATACTTTTGAAAGTAATGAGATACCTAAAGCTGAAATGAAGTATGCCAGCGGTGAAAATGTGACACTTCTCGGAAAGAATATGCGGATAAGCATTATCAAAGATGCAGAGGAGTATGTTAATACCGACAGCATTTATGTTTACATCCATGTAAGACGTCCCGACTATTATAACAGAAAAAAGAACCTTCTCAACAACTGGCTGAATACCGCCTTCAATGCGAATGATCTCCTCAGACGGTTTGTTCCTGTGGCTGTTGCGTTTGTTGTCATATCCCTTAGACTCCGAACGGTTGAAGATATACACACCTGTATACTTTTCGTTCCTCAGGATCTCAATAAATGAATTTCTTGAAAAGGGCTTGCCGATCTTGGTGAGAAATCCGTCAGCATTCAATGCATCGGCTATCTGCTGATAAGAATAGTCGCAGAGATACATACTGAAGATCAGCATGACTGCCTTTGCTTCCTGTTCGTTGATTACATAGTGCTGAGACTCATCAATATCATATCCAAGTCCGGGACAGCCACCGTTGAATAAACACTTGTAAGCGTTCTCCTTCATCCCCTTCATGCTTTCTCTTGCTAAATTAGCTGAATAGAATTCGTTGATAGATTCGAGAAGTCCTTCCAGAAGTATGGACTCAGGACTGCTGTCGAGCCTCTCCAGTACACTGCACAGCTTTACTCCGTTCTTGCGGAGTTTTTGCTTATAAAGGCTTGAATCATAGCGGTTTCTTGCGAATCTATCTAGCTTATGCACAAGCACGATGTCGAACTCTCTCTTGTTGGAATCTGCTATCATCTGCTGAAACTGCGGACGCTTGTCGGTAGTCGCACTATAAGCCTCATCAACATATTTCCCTACGATCTTCCAGCCGTTGTCTGCGCAGAACTTCTTCATTGCCCTGAGCTGTGCTGATATCGACTCCTCTCTCTCTGCATACTTGTTGAGTACCTTGCATAACAGGCTACTCTTAGCGGTTTGTTATCCATTGTCTGCATTCCTTTCGCATTTTTGGACCGGTCATCATTATTTTATCAGCATGGTGTATGGAATGCAATTACTTTTGAAGAAGATTTGCGAAACTAACAAAGGTGCATTTTTCTGATTCTGGAAAACCTACGAAAAGTTCATTGATAATTCTTTTACAAATACCTTGCGTTTCTGAGGCTGATGTGGTATAATAGTATCAATTAAGTGGTCGTGTAAGAAATAATTATTAACAGTAAGGGAGGATAAGAATGATACTATATCATGGAAGTAATGTTACTGTAGAAAAACCTGTTCTGGTAAAACAGAACCGCTTTCTGAATTTTGGATTTGGTTTCTATACAACAACAAATAAGGAACAGGCAAAAGACTTTGCTGTAAAAGTAACAGATAAACGAAAAAACGGTACTGCAACGCTTAATATATATGAAGTAGATGAAACGAAAGCTTTTGCTGAATGTAATGTGCTTTCTTTTGATGAACCTGATGAAGCCTGGCTTGATTTCGTTGCACAAAACAGACAGGGTATATATAGCGGAGAAAAATATGATCTGATTTATGGTCCTGTTGCCAATGATGATGTATATAGAACTATCACTCTTTATATGACGGGGATTCTTTCTAAGGAACAAACACTTGAAGCATTAAAAATAAGAAAGCTGTACAATCAACTTGTGTTCACGTCTGAAAAATCACTTGGATATATAAAATTCCAAAGGAGGCTTTTCGTATGAATGAAAATCAATTTAGTTCTCTCCTTGCGCTGATAGTACCTCAGATCATTAGTATAATAACAGATAACAGCAATATTACAGATATTGATGCGATCAGTAAATTTTACAATTCTAAGCTTTACTGCGAACTCTCAGATGAAAAATCAAAGCTGTGGCACTACAGTCCACTGCTTCTCTACACAATGTATCAGGACGAACTGCTAACAGGTAGTTATGTCTATCCTGAGGAGGCTTGACCATGAGCAGAGAAAGTGAATTCCTGATATACTGCATGGAGCGTTATCGCTACTATAAAAAACTTTCCGGAAAGGAAGTTGCGGAGATCTTCGAGAAAAGCGGAGTTAATGAGTACATTATCAAATGTTATGGCGCACTTCATACTGTTGGTGAAGAATACCTGATGAATGATATTGAGGAATATATAGCTGAGAACGGCTTCAGTAATAACAACGCACAGAGCTGAAAAGTGAGACTGTTGATGGCATTACGTTCCTCTCTCTTAAAAAGAGCTTCTGAGATCTAAATGCATTACAGCTTTTCTGAACTCCTGACGCCCCGAAAACGCCGAAACATCGAGGTGTCGCACTTCGGAAATCTTGAAAATAAGCAGAAAATGAGGGGCGTGCACCGCCTCCACCAATCAAAAATGCGTAACCGGAATGGTTGCAAAAATCCCTAAATACCATGTAATAACGGTATTTAGGGATTTTGTTTTATCTTGTTGTCCTGAAAAAGTTTGCGGGTTCAACGTGCAAATGAACGTGACCTACCTTAAATGATACCTATTCTCAGGGGCACACTTTCTCTTGAAATTGATGGCGAAATGGCGGAATGAATTCAAACAAGCAGACCATACAATCGCTGAACTTGAATTCCGGTGTGAACGCTGAAGAATGATTCGTTCATGAAGAATCAACCGATTAGCATTCTACACAATCAAACCGGATGCTTTCTGTACAATCAGCCGAATGTTTTCAGAAAGACACCCCTGTGTCCGGCTATGGTGTTATAATTAAGAAAAAAGGAGGATAGCTATGGAACATCAGAAACACGAAAGAATGCTGGAAATATTTTTCAGAGCATTGAAAGGCGAACACATCTCTCCCAAACAGCTTGCGGCAGAGTATCAGGTCTCAGTGAAAAGCATCAGCCGGAATATCGCAGAGATACAGGCTTTTCTGGCGGAACATCGGGAGCTGCTGCAAAATGCAGAGTTGCGTTATTCCCATAGAGACAAGGCATATCTGCTGACCAGTGATGAATTTTTGAAGAACCAAGAGTTGTTTGCGGTAATTAAGGTCTTGCTGGGGAGCAGGTGCTTTTCCAAGGAAGAGATCCTGACCCTGATCGTTAAGATGAAAAAATTCACGACTGCCGAGGACAGAAAAAGCCTCGAAAACCTTATCAGAAAAGAGGTCTATCACTACCACGAGGTACGATCAGACTGCAATTCCGTGATAGACCGACTTTGGAGCATCGTGCAGGCAATTGAGCAAAAACATATTCTGACAATCACCTACTTCAAAATGGATCGAACGGAGATCAGGCGCAGGATCAAGCCTGCTGCTGTGATGTTCAGTGAGTATTATTTCTATTTGATCGCCTATGAAGCCGATGACGAGACTTACCAGGCAAAGCATTTTCGTATTGACCGCATCACTGCTCTGTCAGCAAGCCGTGAAAAATTCCAGCTTGACGAAGCTCACAGCTTTGATGAAGGCGATTTGCGGGAACGAAACCAGTTCATGTTTCCAGGCAAGCCGATCACAGTGCGATTCTCGTTTTCGGGGCTTTCCGTTCAGGCAGTGCTCGACCGCCTGCCAACTGCAAGAATCATTGAAAAGAACGGAGACAAGTTTATTCTGGAAGCTGAGGTCAACGACGGCAGAGGGCTGATGATGTATCTGCTTTCACAGGGAGCATGGGTAAAAGTACTGTCACCGAATGACTTTGCCGATGAAATGAAAGCAGAAATTGAGAAAATGCACCGGCTGTATCAGGAATAAATTGTAAATATATTATGAACAGGCATCCATCTGTCCGGTATAACTGCTATAATGGAATCATGGGGTTAGAGAAGGAGGAGTCATAAAACTGAAGAAAAAATGGTTAGACGAGGATCGTAAATGTAAATGTGAGAGCTGTGGAAGACTCGTCCCGGAAGATCATTTGAAATGGGATAATGATCTTGGATATTGCGAGGAATGTTACCATGAAATCAAAGAATATGACGATTCTGAATCTCAGCAATCTTCCTGATCTGCGATCGGGATCGTATCATCTATCAGATCTGTGATCGGAACTGACAGGACACGAGCAAGAGCCACAAGCTCAATATCAGTGACAAATCGCTCACCGTTCTCAATACGGCGGATAAAATGATGATCCACATCAAATCCTGCTATCTGCATCATTCGGGCGAGTTGCCGCTGCGAGATATCTTTTTTGTGGCGAAGAGCAGTAAGCCTCTCTCCTGTAATATTATTACGTCCATCTTTTGTTTTTAGTTTAAACATATCTCTCATCCCTGCCTTAAACAATTATTGAGTTTTGGTAAATAGTGATTGACATTTCCTATATTATATGCTATAATAATGTCAATATTGGTATATACTATTTACCGGATGATTGGAGGATGCTATTATGGGAAAGATGATGCTCAGAAAGACAGACAAGAAATGTGCTCTCTGCAGGAACTGGAACGGTGCCATGGGCAGCACCACGATCCAGCCGAAGCTGGGTGGCAATTTTCAGGTAGAGACAACTGAAATGCAGACCTGCTATGAACGTACAAGCCAGACTGCGGCGAATTTCTCATGTCCGAAGTTTGTGCCGAGATATTAAATCTCGTAAAGAATAGTTCAGAATGGAGGCTGCTTAATGCCATTGATACCACAAGATAACAGTGTGAAAACAACTAAATCAGATCCGCAGCAAATGGTGTTTCTGGTCACATCTCCCAAATTCAGCATTTCGGAACTGATCCTATCCAAAGAAACATTTGATGAGATCGAAACTGTTATAAAAGCTCAGGAATACTGGAATATAGTTTTTGAGGAGTGGAATCTGAAATCTGTGATGAAGCAGCGGCGGAATCTGTTCATAAACTTGTTTGGTGAACCTGGAACCGGTAAGACTATGGCGGCACACGCAATAGCCAATGGGCTTCACAAGCAGATGATCTGCGTGAATTATGCTGATATTGAGTCAAAATACGTTGGCGAAACAAGCAAGAATCTCACAAAGCTGTTTCAGGATGCACTCACACAGGATGTTATCATATTCTTCGATGAAGCAGACGCCCTGCTAAGTAAGCGTGTTACAAATATGTCAAGTTCAACAGATGTCAGCGTTAATCAGACTCGTTCTGTTTTGCTTACTTTGCTGAACGACTATACCGGCATGGTCATATTTGCTACCAATTTTATCAGCAACTATGATCCTGCATTTATGCGGAGAATACAATACCATATCAAGTTTGATCTCCCTGATGAAAAGCTCAGAAATAAGCTGTGGCGAAGGTACATACCTCCCGAAATGCCGACAGATGCAGACATCAGTGAACTGGCAGACAAGTACAGTGGGATCAGCGGCAGCGATATTTCTAATGCTGTACTAAAAGCTGCACTGAAAGCAGCAAAAGACAACGCCGCTCTGGTCAAGCAGAAATACTTTGAAGATTCTATTAGTCAGATCATCGAAAGTAAAAAAGCCAACAAGAATATAAAAAGCGATGATATGAAGATATCCAAGACCGAAGTCGTGCCGGAATCAAAAGTTCCGGCTGACATAGTAAAAAAAGCTAATGAAAGGACTGGCAGTATATGATCTTATTTACAGCACTTGCAGCAATAGGCGCTGCAACAGTTATTGTTACACTTCTTGATATGTTTTATGATGACATTATCAATTGGCTCCGTGAGATCGGAAAGGTCGCAGAAAGAGTAGTACAGGGAACCCTTATTGGCTGCAAAACGTTTATCAATGTTGCTAAAGCCACTATAAGAGCTATGGGCAAGGAAATTTCCAAGAATTATTCAAAGGTCGGCAATCAGTGGCAGGTCACAGAGGTTGAACGCAGTGTCAGCGCAGACCAGATTCCTGATGAGATTTACCAGAAAGCAGAAGATGTAAACTCTGATACGCTTGAGCTTACTCAGGATATTGAGGCTCAGCTCCTCAAGAATTACCAGTGAGGAACAATATGGCAAAGAGGAGTTTTTTTGATGATCTTGACACTTTGCTTGGCGGCAGGAACAGATCATCACAAACTACGAAAAAGGTCACCTGGCAGCAATTTCTTCAAAAAACCAGCGACGACCTGGATCGTATGCTGATCGCACACGCAAAAAAAGAGGGACTGGTCTATATCGGCGGAAAATGCAGATTTACCGTAACCGCCGCAGAAAACAATGCAGAGAAATTCATACTGAACGTTGATGCAGAACTGTATTACAAGGACCAGTTCAAAGCGGAGAAGAACTTCCAGATCTACCCTTTACATACGGAAAAACCGTTTGAAATGTTTGATATGGAGGATCAGGAAACTGCCCGGCAGCTGGAAAAGCTGAAAACTGAACAGTTTGAAATGACAGTCGAAAAACCGCAGATAAATAATACGGAGGAATAATTATGGGACTCTTTACAAAAATAGGAGAACTTGCAGATAAGGTGTTCGCTTTAATAGCACAGCTTACTAAAAAACTGGCAAAGTTTATACTGAATAACATCAGAAAAGTCGCTATGACGATCGGAAAGTTCTTCACTCTCCTGACTCAGTGGCTTGACAAGGCTATGGACTACGTTGCAGCAACTTTCAACGTGATCGTTGACGGAGTGCAGACTTTCCTGAAAAAGGTCGGAAACGAGTATCAGGAAATATCCTACAACTATACTCAGCAGCAGGACGGTTCATATATGAAAAACACTGTTGTCAGACAGACCTTTGTTTCTGAAGACGAGATACCGGCTGATATTAAGCAGCTTGCACTCCAGATGGAAGAGGGCAATATGGTGGATATGTCTAATAATACCGCCGAAAAGCAGGAATACGCCTGCAACACCCTGCAAATCGCATAAAGGAGTAGTATATGCCGATTATAATTATACTTTTTATTGTTGCTGTATTCATAATCATCAAGTTTTACCGAAGCCACAAACATTTAATCAAATTTGTTATAAAAGCACTTGTTGGATTGTATATATGGCTAATTTTAGGAGCAGGATTAGATAAATATGATGATAACAGCAGTCTTCTTTTATGGGTCATTTTTTACATTATTGCAGCATCAGGTTATTATGCTGTAAGACAGTTAACTTTTAAATTCTGGGTAGACCGCTATATCAATACTTATCTTGCACAGGTACTTGCCGACCACAGTCGAAATATACAACTGACAGAGGCATCGTTTTTTAAACAGCCAAAAGCAAAAAAACTGCTTTCTGAGAAGAAAATAGTTGACGGAAAAACAAGCCGTGAATTTATGCAGGAGCGTTTCCGTAACAGTGTGTTTGATTCTTTGAAAAACGCTTTTCAAAGAGAGCTTTTCAGTAACGGTCAGGTAATAACGGACAGAGTATTCTTTTATTATGAATTCTATGATTATGAACTTTATTGCGATGAACAACACATTGATTTTGTAGATGTTCTTAGCAGCTTCAATATCATTCAGACAGGATTTACTTATGTTCCGGGAAGTGTATTTTTCAGCAATGATCTTTTAGAACGGATGCAAGCGGATTTTATCCCCTTCATCTCAAAGGAGCCAAAGCTGTCAGATGTGCCGTTCAGTTCAGAATATCTTGAAAATACAATGTATTCAAATGAAACGCTTTCACCGTATATTTCCCAGGATGATCTTGCTGCTCTTGCTTCAAATCGTGAGCTGTTTGAGGAAGATTTCATTGAGTTATATCATGGCGTAGCAAATGAAGATATAAACCGGTATGTTGCAGAAGGTAAACTCAATGTGCTGCCTAATCCGAACGACGATAAAAAACAGACTTATTCTCTGAAGCATGAAGATGAAAACGGTATTATTCAAGAGGAATACGGACAGAGTGCAGAGCAGCATCGTGTTACTCTCGATATTGATCTCCCTTCAGATCAGCTTGATGATTTAGACGGCTGTCCGGCTTAACATCATGTACATATCCAATACATGGAACGGTGTCCTTCTATGAAAAAATACTTGGAAATATGGGCTCATAATGGCTATTCTATGCTGTAGCTTTATTCTGTTTGACAGCAGATATGAGCATTCTGTACAAACAGAACAGATGCCCTACACGGGCAGTGGCACTCCGTGCAGGCAGCTGCGCTGGGCTATGCCACCGTTCCTCCCTTACGGTCGTCACAGTGTCAGCCCTAACGGGCGTTCAATTATTGGGAGTATTCTCTTTATAGCATTTTTTCTAATAATCTCACGACTATATATAATCTATTTTAATTTATATATTATACATTACTATATATGCTTATTAACCTATATAAGATCAAGAATATATATATATTACTCTTTCATTAAAAACTGATGGCGAAATGGCGAAAAACGAATCCCTATGAGAAATTGATCTCATAGGGATTTTTTTGTCTATAATCCACCGAATCAACTCCTATTTTCAGATATGTATTATTATCCTGATAGAGCGACTTCCTGCTTTATTGAATATTGAAATGGAGGTAACTGCATATGAAAGATATTTTAAAGAGCTTTGTGAGAGGTTTTGTCTGCGGCTATGCAGGCAGTACCATCATAGTGCTTACAATCAGTGCGGTTCAACACCTGAATGAAAAATTGAAAAGAGGTAATTGAAATGGAAGAAAACGTAAGAATCTGCGACATCTGCGGCTGTGAGATCAAAGAAGAGGAAGGAACATGGGTAGACGATCAATTCCTTTGTCAGGAGTGCGTTGACGAACACTGCACCACCTGTGACCACTGCGGTGAAACTATCTGGGCGAACGATTCTGTACAGGACGACAACATCACCCTCTGTCAGACCTGCTACGACGACCATTATCATCGCTGTGAATGTTGCGGTAGAATCATTCATGATAACAGCACAAACTGGCAGGGAGATATGCCCTACTGCGATAGCTGCTACGATGGATTCAATGACGAGATCGAGGAGTACAGCTACAAGCCTGAGCCTGTTTTCTACGGTGACGGTAAACGCTATCTTGGAGTTGAGCTTGAAGTAGACTGCGGCGGTAAGGACGATGATAATGCAAGCAAACTTAAAGAAATCGCAAATTCAATCCATGAGCATATCTACATAAAGAGCGACGGCAGTATTGACGACGGGTTTGAGATTGTTTCTCACCCTATGACACTTGATTATCATCATCATGACATGGACTGGGAGGATCTCCTGCATGAAGCGATAAAAATGGGCTACCGCTCCCACCAGACAAGTACCTGCGGTCTGCATATCCATGTCAACAGGAACGCTTTTGGTGGCAATCAGGCGGAGCAGTAAGAGGTCATCGGCAAGATTCTTTTTCTAATAGAAAAGCACTGGAACGAGGTCTTCTGCTTCTCCCGAAGAAGTCAGTATAATATGAACCGATGGTCTGCTCGCTATGGTTACGAAAAAACAGGAAAGGAAATCTTGAAGAAATCCAAGTGCAGTGACCACGGCAGGTACAGCGCAGTTAATCTCTGCAATTACAGTACCATTGAGTTCAGACTTTTCAGGGGTACACTGAAATACAACACATTTATCGCCACATTGCAGTTTGTTGATACGATCTGCGATGTGGCTATTTCTATGTCCAAAAGTGAATTGGAAGAAACAGCGCCGTAGAAACGCCTAAAATGCCTGTAGCAACGGCAACAGCAGGATTCGCTGACATTACCGCATTAAGACCTTTCA